CCAAAGCAAAAGTTAGACTTGAGCATTCAAGATGAATATCCTGCTCTGCAGACAATAGTCTATCATTCAAAAAAGATCAATGCAATCTTCGGTCCTATGTTTTCGGAGCTTACGAGGATGTTGCTCGAAAGAGTGGACTCTTCCAAGTTTCTGTTTTACACCAGAAGAGCACCGGCACAAGTTGAAGATTTCTTCTCCGACTTAGACTCGACGCAGGCGATGGAAATTCTGGAACTCGACATTTCAAAGTATGACAAGTCGCAGAACGAGTTCCACTGTGCTGTAGAATACAAGATCTGGGAGAAGCTAGGGATTGACGAATGGCTAGCCGAGGTGTGGAAGCAGGGTCACAGGAAAACGACTCTGAAGGACTATACGGCGGGAATCAAGACATGTCTTTGGTACCAAAGGAAAAGTGGTGATGTGTCAACTTTCATTGGCAATACCATTATTATCGCGGCTTGTCTGAGTTCGATGATTCCGATGGATAAGGTGATTAAGGCAGCCTTTTGTGGAGACGACAGTTTGGTGTACATTCCCAAAGGTTTGGACTTGCCCGACATTCAAGCGGGAGCAAATCTTATGTGGAATTTTGAGGCAAAGCTTTTTAGAAAGAAGTACGGTTATTTCTGTGGCCGTTATGTTATTCATCACGATAGAGGAGCCATTGTATATTACGATCCGCTTAAATTAATATCTAAGTTAGGTTGTAAACATATTAGGGATACTGTTCACTTAGAGGAGTTACGTGAGTCTTTGTGTGATGTAGCTAGTAACTTAAATAATTGCGCGTATTTTTCACAGTTGGATGAGGCCGTTGCCGAGGTTCATAAAACCGCGGTAGGCGGATCGTTTGCTTTTTGTAGTATAATTAAGTATTTGTCAGATAAGAGGTTGTTTAGAGATTTGTTCTCTGTTTGATAATGTCGATAGTTTCGTACGAACCTAAGGTGAGCGATTTCCTTTATCTTTCGAAAAAGGAAAAGATTCTCCCGAAGGCTCTGACGAGGTTAAAGACTGTGTCTATTAGTACTAAGGATATTATATCTGTTAATGATTCTGAATCTTTGTGTGATATTGATCTATTAATTGATGTGCCATTAGATAAGTATAGATATGTGGGTATTTTAGGGGCTGTCTTTACTGGAGAGTGGCTTGTACCAGACTTTGTCAAAGGTGGTGTAACGATAAGCGTAATTGACAAGCGGTTGCTTAACTCAAAGGAGTGTGTGATTGGCACGTACAGAGCCGCCGCGAAGAGTAAGAGGTTCCAGTTCAAGCTGGTTCCAAACTACTTTGTAACAACAGCGGACGCGAAGAGGAAACCGTGGCAGGTTCACGTACGTATCCAAGATGTAAAAATAGAAGCGGGATGGCAGCCGTTAGCGCTGGAAGCAGTTTCCGTTGCTATGCTCGCTAATAATGTTATTATGAAGGGTTTGAGGGAAAAGGTCGTCGCGATAAGTGATCCGGACGTCGAAGGTTTCGAAGGTGTTGTTGACGAATTCGTCGATTCGGTTGCAGCATTTAAAGCGGTTGACAATTTCAGAAAGAAGAAGAGGAAGATTGGAGATAAGGATGTAGTAAGTAAGAATAAGTATAGACCGGAGAGATACGCCGGTCCTAATTCGTTATATTTAAAAGAAGAAAATGTCCTACAACATCACGAACCCGAATCAGTACCAGTACTTCGCAACGGTGTGGGCGGAGCCCACACCAATGCTTAATCAGTGTGTGGCAGCGTTGTCACAATCGTATCAAACACAAGCTGGAAGAGACACTGTTCGACAGCAATTCTCAAACTTGTTAAGTGCGGTTGTGGCACCAAACCAGCGGTTCCCAGAAACAGGGTTCCGGGTGTACGTTAATTCGGCTGTAATAAAGCCGTTATACGAGGCTCTTATGAAGTCCTTTGATACTAAGAATAGGATCATAGAGACAGAAGAGGAGTCTCGCCCGTCAGCATCCGAAGTAGCTAACGCAACACAGCGTGTTGATGATGCGACCGTCGCTATCAGAAGTCAGATCCAGCTATTGCTGAACGAGCTTTCGAATGGAAACGGTTACATGAACAGGGTAGCATTTGAGGCAATAGTGCCATGGGCTACAGCATCTGCTACTTGAGCGTGGTGCGCACGATAGCGCATAGTGTTTATCTCTCCACTCAAATCGAAGAGATATACTTACGGTGTAATTCCGCAAGGGTGGCGTAAACCATATTACGTAATGGTTATGGGTTCCATTTAAATAGAAACCCCTTATTTCCTGGATCACCTGTTAACGCACGTGTGACGTGTATTACAGTGGGAATAAGTAAAAGTGAG